AATCACTTCTTCCCTACCTGGCAGTTTCCTGCCATGCAGAGCACAGCATTGTGACGACGATCTTCTTTTTGCTTCTTCTCTTTAATGAGTTGAAGAAAATTCAGTTTCTGCATCACTTAGCCTCCTTGACATACTTGATGCCACGATAGGCTTCGTTGTATGCTTGAGGTTGCTGCTGTTGTTGCTGTTGCTCACGACGCTCTACGGTGTCGTAAGATTGTCCACGATAAACGACTTTCGACATTGGTTTTCTCCTAAAGAAATGAGTTAGTTAAAACCCGTTCCTTCAGTCGGCTTTTGCGTCCTAGTCATCAAAACAGTGAGGATCTGTATGCTCAATCCATTTAAGGATAATCTCAGATTTCTCAGCAGGAGTGAAAAGAGTAGATGACTCCATTCCTTCCTTTAACCATTCGTAATCCTCACACCTGAGATACATGTCTTGTGGGACATGCATGAATAGTACAGACAGTAATGATAACATAGGATGAACGATCCGTTCCGAGTCGGCTTACTTGCGTCCCATTCGTTATTCGCAAATAGCAAATGGAATGAACGACAAGACTATTATAGTCCGTACAGGTATTTATGTCAAGAGGGTATTAATTTATACTGTTTGTATCCTAGTGAACCCTACAGACCAAAAAATTCCTGGAATTTTTTTTCCCGATATTTGGGATTATTTTTTCGATTTTGATTTCGGGGGTTCTTCTCCCCATGTCTTTGGGTTAGCTCTGCCAGGACCCCAATCAATACTCTTGAGACCGTGACGGAACTTATCCCAGTACATATCAAAGACCTTTACCCTCTTAGCACTTCTAGTCAAGTCGTAGAGGATGGTGCCATCAATTTCATAGGTCACCTTAAGGCAATCATTTGGAAGTGATCTATCAGAAAGTTGAATAACACTAGCATTCTGATGGATCACCTGACATCCATAGGTTTTTTTACACCAAAGAATTTCTTCTTCAGTCCAAGGTTTCATATCAGCCACGAGATCCCCAAACGATGTCGGGGTAGGCTTCTTTAACTGTGTTGTGGGTGATTTTGTATCGTTTTCCAAGTTGCTTATCCTTTACAGTACACAAGCACTCAGCTTCATCGGGGTGGAGTGATTCCAAAAGCTGAATAAACATAGATTCCCTACGGGTAGTGTTAAGAGAATCATTACCCCCCTTCACAAAGTTGTAGAGAATTCTGTACTGACTGCTCAGTCTGCTTACACCATCACCAGTTTTATTATCATTGGGAGTGTAAGGAACTTCACCGTCAGGCAGTGCAGATTCAATGGTCTCATCGAAATTCCAAACGAAAAGATGAATGAGAGCAGGAGATCTATACTCTTGCAGGATAGCAATCTTTTCGTTTTTTGTCTTTGCGTTTGAAACTTTTTGAAATACTTCAGTTACAAGCGGGTTGGGGGGTAATTTAGCCATGATTAAACTCCAAAATAATTAATCGTCGTCTTCAAAATCGTCATCATAAGTGAATCTAAATGCAATCAATGAATCAGCAAGAACATTTCCATCCTCGTCATACATTTCTGGGTGCATAGAGGGTTCTTGAACAGAATTATACAACAAGTACTCCCTTGCTGTCCATCCTACCATGCCACCAACAAAAAAAGCCATGAACGCAGCAAGCGTTCCAAAAACAAGACTGACTGCTAACATTTTTGTTCTCCTGGAACTTCCTATTCGGCTGTTCCTCACACGGAACAACCACCTTACTTAAAGTGTGTGATGTTCCTCCATAACTTAAATTTATTTATCACATTATAGCATCTTCTGCTCTTGAAGATACTGGAGGGTATCCTTACATCCTCCAATGTACTGATCGTTGATGGATACCTGTGGGAAGGTAGCACCATCACCAAACTCAGCATAGAACTGCTCTTTGGTGAAATCGGTTTCGTACTTATATTCGATGTAATCAAAGTTCAAATGACTGAGGAGATATTTTACTCTCTCACACCACTGACAATTTTCTTTTGTGTAAACTACTGCTTTCATTTTTAGAAACCGTGATTAGGAAGTTCTTCATCAAAATTTTGTTGCTCAAACTGACCATCAGAATAAGCAAGTCCGATAACAGGGAGTCCAGTGTCTTCTGTAATTTTTATAACTTGACACTCTGGATCTCTACATTTCCAAGATGATCCCTCTTTTAAGATGATGGTATTTTCTACGACACCATCTTTGACGATTGCATGTAAACCTTCTTCAAACATAAAGAACCGTGTCTTGCGATGTATTTAGAATCATTTCGATAATTCTATCACAAAAATCTCAGAACTGCTATACCCTTACCACCTCTAGATGATTGACCTGTATTGTTCTCACCAGATCCAGCACCACCTCCACCACGATTCTCACCTCTGACAACACCATCGTTACCATTATTACCTACACCACTGCCACCAGTTCCTCCAGAACCACCAGGTCCACCACAGTTGGGAGAACGACCACCTCCGCCTCCTCCACCACCAGAGTAGAACTTAGCACCATCTGCCTCTACATCGTACTGACGACCACCACCACCGTTGCCACCACGACCACCACCGCAACCACCGCAGCTAGATCCATTGCTACCACCACCAGCGGCACCTCCTCCTCCACCTCCAGCAGATCCAGCATGGACGTTCCAACAGAAACTACCACCACCAGGTCCAGTGCTTACTGTGGATCCATTCTCTACCGTCGCACCAGATCTACCACCGTTTCCAGAGTTAGAACCATACTGACCACCCTGACCACCAGGAGCACTAAAAACTACGGTTCCATCAATATGAGAAATAGTTGTTGTCCCACCGTTAACTGAGTTTCCATTGCCACCAGATCCTACGGTGACGGTATATTCCCCTGGTGGAAGCATTGTGGAGTCTTCATAGGTGATTCCCCCACCACCTCCACCACCACCAGAGTAGTTACCTCCTGGGCTTCCACCACCACCGACAGTCAGCAACCTCACCTCTTCTTCTTCGACAAGAGTGAATGATGAAGAAGATTCAAACTCCCATACTATCTCACCAGCAGCAGTCTCACCGACGATGGCATCACCAGAACTTTTGATGCTATGAAAAACTTCCCAAGTTTCATCAGCAGTTTTGATGTATGCTTCTTTAACAGAATACCAAGCAATACCATCCTTAATATACATCTGGTTGATCGCATTCCAACCGCTGCCATCTTTAATGTACGATGTGGTAGGCATAATCAGGTAGTTCCGATGAAATACCAAATATCACCAGCAGCACCAATTAGATTAGAACCAGGTGTAGATGCTGACGAAACATAACGAGTGGCATATCCATTGCTAGTAGAACCAATGGTGACTACAGTTCCACTAGCAGTAATAGTTGGTGATCCAGAGTAAGAATCGTACTGGACATAAACAGTTGCGGCAGCACCAGTGATCGTTACGGCAGCACCAGACAAAGCACTTACAGATAAGTTGGAACCGAAGTTAATAGTTCCAGCAACACCAACAATGGATCCATCATCTTTGATTTCAATACCAGTACCAGAAGCAGTAACACCAGTCAGTCCAGATCCATCCCCAACGAATTGACTGGCACTGAAGATTCCACTGACTGCTGTATTGCCATCCTTATAGACTGTTAAATAAGTACCAACTTGGAGTGGTCCTTGAGGACCAGGATTAGCACCAAGATCGATTGCTAAAGAATATCCCGTACCTACTTTCAGATTAGACTGAATAGTTCCACCAATAGAAACATCAGTGCTGATGGATACTTGAACTGCATTGATGTTTAAGTTGTTTACACTACTAATCTTCGGTGTTCCACTGACACCAGTAAGACTAATTTTCTTTGCACCAAAGCCCTTTTCTGCCATGACAGTTCTTTATTGACTATTTATTGTAATACCAGACATCTCAATACCACCCTGAATCCCAAGTAATACATCACCCTCATCTACGGGAGGAGTTGGTGCTGGTGGAGTAACCGTATACGGATTGTATGAAATTCTGGTGCTAGCACCTCTCATATTAAATTGTCCTGTCCAATATGTAGTGGTAGTGTCATCAGGATATTCATCTTGATAAAGATCTGTGCCAACTTGTTGAGTTCCGTGACTATTTAACCAGTTTTTTACATCTCTAGATGTAGATGTTGGGAATGATTCCATATAAAGAGCAATCAAACCTGCCGCAACGGGAGCAGCAGCACTGGTTCCATTGAAAGATCTATCGTAGAACCTTGTGTCATCCCACCTTTGATAATTTTGATTCAAACCATTTGCCGTGGCACCAATGGTCTCGTCTGCTGGAGCCCAAAGATCAATACCAGGACCATTATTAGAATAGTATGCCTTTCTCTCCTTATAATCAGTCAGAATGAATTCATCCATCGCACCAACACAAATGACTGGATGGAAGTCAGATCCACTATCAAAACCAATGCCCTGTGGATTCATCCAGTCTCTGTGATTACATGGAACAGTTCCCGCAGGAAACTCTGCCCTGGGATCTGTGGTTCCAAAGTAAGCATCAGACATATAGTTCAAACGATCTGGATCGGCAGCACCAATACCAAGTCTTTGATTGTTGTTACCTGCTGCTGCGACGTAGATAACACCAGCATCCATGGCTTCACTGCCAGCAGTATCAGTAGAGTTGGAACGAGATGAAGAAGACCAAGATTTGTAAGCAAATGAAACCTGATTCAACAAACCATTCTTCATTGCTGTAACTTGATTTGTAGTCGCAGCATTCCCAGTGAAAGTTCCTGTCGTTCCTCTGAACTTGTAACTTACAATACTACCAGAATAGAATGCTGCTTGGTATCCCCAACTACCATTACAAACAGTTGGATTCTTAACATTAGTTATAGGGTTTACTGGTTTATTGGCATGAAAGATCTTCAAAAGATCGTAGTTGGCTTCAATACTCAGACCAACGTTGTCAGCAATGCCAGGAAGATTCCAAATGTTTGCTTCAAATGCCAACCCATATGTCTTTCCAGCAGCAAGAGAAGCACAGGCAGTTCCATGACTACTGATTAAACTATTAACACCATCCAATCTATCCCCTACTGATCTAGCAGCAGTGTAAGAGGCAGGAATAGAAACCGTTCCAGCAGATGCGAACTGAGCAGATCTATTAGCACCGTTCTCCCACCATGCCTCTGCGGATGCTGTTGTGATACCAGTTCTACCATCTGGTTTTGTATATGTAAATCCGTTAGTATCAAAATACGTTGGATCAATATAATATGGACCATCCAAAACAATATCACTGACTCTAGATGTGCCATCGTCTTTCAAAAACTCTGGATGATATTGGAGAACACCAGAGTCATGAATAACGATGTCAACGTTCGCACCAGTCAAAGTATATGTTACGTCACCAAACTTTACTGGAGGGTTACCAGTTACACCTTCCCAGAAATCACCATTAGTTGCGATACCAGTTCTGGGAAGAGCCCAGGTTGTTCTGTTTAACTCACCAGCAGTTGCAATACCTGGTGGAGCATTGAAGTTAAGATCTCTGTATATCTTCACATCTGACCCAAACCTAGCCGTTGCTGGTTCTGGTTTAGGGTAGTTGTCTGGGTTACATGTTGGACATAACTCTACCCACTCAATTTTATCATGTAGTCTTAAATCTTCTACCTCATGTTCTTCCAGTTCAAAAGTTCCTCTGGTTGGACTATGAAGTTTCTCATCAGTACAACAAACTGCTCTATTGGGGATATGTAAACATGAAGATCCTTTCTTACAGAGGAGATCATGAATCTCTTGCCAGTATTCTGGTTTGGTAACCTTGATTGTATACTTCATATCAAAGCATTGTGTTTCTTACAAATCTGTAGGTTGTTACACCACTCATCCCTAGTTCTGGTGTTGCTTGAAGTTTGACAATACCACCTTCTACAGTTGCTCCCATAGAAACAATCGTATTGTTATCCGTCATGATGGCATACTCTTGAATGGAAACTCCAGATGTATGCTTGATGATCAGTGCTTTTTGTGCCTGAGTATTGACAGTCTCTTGGAAGTGCAGAGTATATTCTGCGAACTTAAAGTCGTAGTCATTAGGATTGAAAGTATCAATGTTATGTGGAACACCAACAACAGCAGTCCAAGATCCTTTTCCTACAGTTACTCCGTGAACAGATCCAATCTGAAGTGTGGTCTGTGGATTTGTTGTAGCAATACCAACATTAGAAACAGTATTGATACCAACGTCGGTGGATTGCCAGAGACCACTGGCTCCACCACCACCTCCTCCACCACCAGCAGAAGGAGCACCAGCAAGAGGAGTAAAACTAATATCTTTACTGGATGCCTTGACAACGATGCTTTGGTTGACAGCAAGAACTAAGTCGGTAACAGTAAAGTTAGCACCAGCAGTTAATGGTTGAGCAAAGATAATCCAACCACTATTAAGATCACCATTCTCATCTGCCACACCAACCCAGATCTTAGTATCTTCATATCCTTGGTTGTTAATACCAAGAGTGTAAGAAGTGTCAGATGCTGCTGAAGTTAATGTTAAGGTCTTTCCTTTATTAG